CTTAATGCCACTTTCTTAATGCCACTTTCTTAATGCCACTTTCTTAATGCCACTTTCTTAATGCCACTTTCTTAATGCCCAATCCTTGCAAAAAAGCCTAGCGATTGCCGGGCTTTTTTATGTGCGTTATCTTGGTTTAGACTGATACTATCAGAATGCCCGAATTGCCCTTACTGGGTGGGAATGAGTGCCTTCATAAGAAGGTAGTTGGATGCCATTAGTAGCAACAAATCTTACGACCCATACAGTGTATACGTCAAAAGTATCTTCAGAAGAACTCCAATAGTCATCAAAGGCAAATTTCCCAACATTAGTCAAAGGCGCTTTAGCCCCTGGCCCTATCACATCGTGCATCAGTTGCAGTTCATCGCGCGAAGGCAAAAACCAACCCGTATAACCGCCGATGGTTGCGCTGGCGGCTATTTTGGCCGCATACGTTCCTGCACCTTGGGCGGTGATGATAGTTTGAGTGTTCGCCTTGCCTGTACCGATACTTAAGCCAGTCGCTTTAGTTTGAACAAGCGTACCATTATGCCATTGTGTGTTTGCACTTTGGTCAGTCGGCGCTGCTGCCAAGCCGTGCAGGCCTGTGCTGTCGATATAAAAAACAATGCCGCCTTGGTAAGTTTTGCCGATGGCAATTAACGGGTTTTGGTAGACCAATTGGGTCGAGATGTTTAACGCATCGGCGGCGGGTAGGTTGCTGGTGACGGCGGTGATGAAGCCTGCGCTGGTGAAAGGCCATTGGGTATTGGTGCTATTGTTGAGCATGAGCTGTACCCAAGCGTTTTGGTGCTTGGTTTGGTCGATGGTCACTTCGTAGCAGGGTGCGGTGGTGCTGGCGCTTGAACAAGTGGCAGTGCTGCCGCCTTTGGGGTAAACGCGGTACAGTGCGTTAGTGATGGCGGCTTTGGGCGGGACAAACACCAAGGCCTTATACGATGCCGCCACGCTGGGCGCAGGCCAAACCATACCGGAGCCGCTGCCGCCGATTAAAGTAGCCTGTGCAGCGGAGGAATAGCCTGTTGGCGCCGCTTTACTAGGACTGGCTAGGGCTAGACCTGCCAGCAATGAAATAAACAGCTTAAGTGCAGGTTTTTGGCGTTTTTGCATAAGATTTGTCCTAATTTAAGTGATTAATCTGGGTTTTTAACGGTAAAAACATACCGTAATTAACGGGTAAAAGCTATTAACTATTACCATTTTGCGCTGTTTTTTTGTGGTTTTTTGGGGATTAACGCGGGGTGGTTGACAAAAACAGGCTTTTTTATGGGATTACTTGACCTGTTTTTGCCAACTTACTTAAGATTGTGTCCAGTCGGACTGGATGGTTTTGCGGTATTCGTTAACGATTTTGTATAGCCATTGCTCGGACAGATTGTATTTGCGGCAGAGTTCACCGTGGTTGCTGCCGTTGTATTCGGCACAGATGGCCGCATTGCGCTTGGCTATTTCGCTGGGATCAGTTTTGCAGATATAAATTTGCTGGCCGCCGAAATGATGGCGGATGGCCTCGGCTACGGCGGCACTGTAATCGGCGGCTGAATCGTCGTTAAGACCGATGGCTTGCAGTTTGGCCTTAACGACATCTGTCAATTCTTCTATAGTTTGGGTCTGGGTATTTTTATCCATTGGCGGCCTCATCGCGTAGTTGGCGTATTCTATCCTCCAGTTTCTTTATGCTTGGCAGTAAGGCCTCATCTTTGGTTGCGGCGTACAGGGCTTTAATTCCGTTCAATTCGCTGTTGGCTGTTAAGAAGGCGCTTTGGTCGCGGCGTTCGGGATCTGGATCGTGGTCGCGCCACCGTGTACCATTTAGCCAGCCTTGCGCCATTTTGCGTGTGGTGTCGCCATGATCGCGCCGCGCCTCTTTTCCAGCGGCGGCAATGATGCGTTTGTACATCGCATCACTGTGGTCAACCATTGCTAGCCAAGCTTCGGCGGCTTCTGACTTGCCCACTTTGTGATCAAAGGCCACCCAAAACCTTTCAAAGTAATGGGTTTGGCGTTTGTCCAATTTGCCGTAACTGTCTTCTTTAAGGCCGCGTGATTTTTTAGGCTTGGTCACTTTATCACCGTAACCTGCTTTAGACAGCTCCGCCCACAGCCACTCGGCATGGGCGATCGCGGGCGCAAGCTTGTCTTGGCCTGGGCAGGTGCGGATAATCATCTCCTGGACAAATTGCACTTTGTTCATTGGATTTTCCGTATTGCTGCACCACAGGGCAGGTTATGGCGATTAATCCCCAGTGGTTTGTGCCAACTCGGCCTGCCGGTAATGTCGCTGCCGAATACACTTGCTAAGCTATCGCGTATTTTTTGGTGATCAGCGGCGACAATTAGCTTTTCGTCGATTTGAAATTCAAAGCATGTTGAAAATCCGGCCTCCAACGGCACAAACTGCACATCAATGGGCCACCAGTAGTAAGGTGTGCCGATTATTGCTGCTTTAGTCATATCCAGTATATGGGTTGCCATAAATCACCGACCCAAAAAATCCGCAGGCTCATCAGTGGCAGAAGCCGAACACTTATCCAATAGGTCTTTTTCTATCTGCACAAAAGCTTCGTGACCAGTCAGTTGTATGCTTTTAACTGGCTTGCCAAGTGCCTTGGATACGGCATCCATATAACGCCCCAACTCTATCTCATCCAGTTTTAAGATATGCAGCCCGTCAGGATGGCATTGCGCCATCACTACCCCGCCGCCATTGCCTTTAAACAGTGCCGGATAAATCTCTTTTTTTTGCGCATCAGACCAAGGCATAAATCCGGTGCGCCCGCTTTCACCCATCACAAATTCAGACATAGCATCCCCCTCAATTTATTGGTTTTCCAGTTCCCAGTCTTTACAGCACTGGGCATTACACCAACGCCGCCCAGCCTCTACGGGTTCGTCACAAAATAGGCATTTGCCGGTGGCCACTGCATTTGGTTCATCGCGGTGACTACCGTACAAGGCTATTTTTTGCTCAAATTCAGCTTTGCTTGTCACTAAATCAACGTCATCAGCCATGGTTACAGTCTCGCAATATCCAGCGGAATACTGACCCATTCGGCTTCCGGTGTTTCTCGGTACCAGAATTGTAAATAAGACTTGCTGCCGATAACTTGGATGCTGTCAGCAATGTCCTGCATGGCCGATACCCAGATCGGATGCTTGATTTTATGGCGGCGCAGGTCGAGGATTTTTTTAACATCGACCGTGCCTGCCTGGTCCATTTTAAAAGCGTCGTTAATCAGGACTTGGATAATTTCATCAACGTTTCCAGAATGCTCTTTGATTAGCCGATTAAGCTTTTCCAAGGCCGCATTCAATTTTTCATTGAAGGCGATACGGTCATGGATGCGCAGGTTAATTTTTTGGGTGGCATCATGGTTGATTAGTTGGATATTGCCTTTCCACGTTTTTTTGCCCTTTTCGCTGATGCCGATTTTTGCACCGTGGGCGCTATTGCTGACCTCGATAAATGCGTCGATTTCGGCAAAGGCTTCGGTTTTAAAGGCGGCGATTGCCTCTGACAATTCACGGGCGCGTTTAATTTGTTTGGCAGTGAGTTCGTGGCGGGCTAAGTCAACTGTACCGATGATGTCCAGCGGACATTGACGGCCTTTGGCATCCAGCAAGTAGTCAATCGGCTTGGTTTCTGCGCGTTGATCCAAAGCCTGTTTTTTTTGCCGCATCACGGCGGCATAAATGCTGCGTATAGCGGCAAGGCTGGATGATATAGGGTCAGTTGTTGTCATGGGTTTCCTCAATCATAGAATCGTGTTGTATACCAATATGGCTAAGCGTTTCCGCCAAGCTGCATATCAGATAATCTGTTTTTGTCACTAGCGAAGATGCGGTAAAGTTGCCGGTGATCCGGTAGCCGACTTGCTTTTCTCCGGTTGGCGTTGGTCGGTCAAGGCGGGTTTTTTGGCCGCTTTGGCCTGCACGGGTTTGTGCAACTTTACATCCGCTGCGGCACTAATTCCGGCAACAATGGCATTATGGTCGCTGGTTTTTTTGGGTTGTGCGCCGGCCCTGTTATCGGTCTTTAGCTTATCGCCCCATTTGTTGGCCTTGTAGGCGGCGATGGCGTTCTTTTCTTGCTCGGTACCGGAAAAATCAGCCACCTGCTCCGATATGCGCCATACCCATGCCTCGCAAAATAGCGCGGCCATGCGGGTTCTGTTGGCGGGCTTATAGCGTTTTAGGGTAGCGGTATAGTCTGTCTTGGCTTTATTAAGCAGTCTGCGCAGCACGTCAAACGTGTAAGCCGCCAAGTCGGGCTTTGCGCCAATACCGATAAATACAGTAGTGCTGGCTGAATAGCCGCCGCCTGTCTTGAAAACCGAACCGCAACCAAAGCTCTTGGCGATGATAGCGGCTAGGCTGCACAAGTAAGTAGGTGGCTTATATTTGCCGCCTGACTTACTGAGCGCCTCTTTAACAGAGGCCGCATCGACATCCGCCGCCGTCAGATTGTATTTTTCCAGCAGTTTTTGGGCTTGACGCTTAGCGGCTTCGGCCTCGCCTGGGTTGCTTGAATTTGCCAAGGCTAGGCAGGCGGCTATTTTCTTGGCAATTTTTTTAAGTTCGGCTTCGGTCATGGCGGACTCCTTTTTGTTTGGCTGATAACGCGCCCATTTGATGCAAAAAGGGCATTACTTCAATGACGTTCAGGCGGCGATTTTTGAGCAGGTATGCGTCAATATCAGTGATGTGCCAATATCTCCGCGCACCGCATGAGTTATCGCTCAGAACGATCGGTTTGGGTGCGCCGGGCTTGCGCACCAAGGTCGAAAACTCTGATAAGGGCATCATGTGTCTGGTTGCGACTTGCTCAGAGGATTCATAACCTTCTGGTACGGGTGTTTTTGCTGCCATGACGATTCCTTACTCAACAAATTTAGTGACGACATCAATGTCAACTTTTGTCAGTCCGTTTGCGTTGATATAGTCGCGGCAATTGTCGATGTGCCGCCGCATGGTGCGCATGTCGTAAGTGCTGCCGTAGATGATGGAAAACGCGTCGGCATCAAAGTCATTTTTAACTAGGTCAAACATGTCGTCTTCGCTGAGTGGCTCTAGCTTGATGTGAGTCAGACGGCTAAGCATATCGGGGTGGCGGTTTTGCAGGGTGTCGTAAATGCCTGAGCGACCCGCAAGGATAAGGCTATTGCCGTGGTCGGCCATGATTTTGAAATACGGCCAGATGCCACGGTCGAGGTCTTGGGCTTCATCGATGATGATGGTGGTCGGGTGCTCACAACGATAGTCCAGGTACTTGTCTTTGTGCATCGGCAAGGTTTCCTTGATTTCGGCGATGCGTCCCAATACTTGATGCAGGCTGCCCAAAGAGCGCACCCGCACGGTCGCCGCCGTGTTTTGGATTTGCCGGAGCAGCTGCGTTTTGCCGCAACCGTGGTTGGCGGTGATCAGGACACTGGCTTTACGGGCGATGTGGCTATTGATTGCGTTTAAGCAAAATTGCCGGGCTGGGTCTTTTATAAACATGGTTTTTCCTTAAGGTTGATAGCAGTTACAGTCTTTTTCATCGGGGTCTATGTCCACGCATTCGCAGTGATGGCAAACCCAAGTTGATTCTTCGCCTTCTGTTGCATAGCGTGAATAACGACCCTTTTTATCTTCAAGCCAGATGCCGTTTTCAATAATGAATTGGTAGTCCATTAGCCCACCTCTGCGTAAGGCAATAGTTTGGTTTTGTTAGTCGCGGCCAGGTATTTTTTAACGTCTGACGAAAACAAGTGAAACGGCACGATGGTGTTGGGTTTTTTAGCGTAGGACTCGCTGTTGTCCAAGAGCAGTTGCGACGTTATCGCCAAGGTCAGGCCTAGGCTGATGAAGTGCCGGACTTGCTCTTCGTTGACGATCATTTTTGCCTCCTTTAATAAGAAAATGATGTTGTGCTGTTCGTTGTCGATATGGATTTTGGCGACCTTGGCCTTTTCTTTGTCCGCCAGTTTTTCCGAGCGGACGGGGGCTTGCAGGGCTTTGGCTTTGCCCCGGTAAATGCCTTCGTCGTCGTCTTTAAATATCGCCAAACCGCCGTCTATCAGGCTGACCTTTACCTTAGTGGGGCTGCTACGGCTCCATAAGTCGGTATTTTCCACATAGAACTTTTGCTTCTGGTAGGTGATGGTGCCGTCTTTACTGATGGTCGCAGCGGCTTTGGGGTGGCCGTAGATTTTGCACAGCTCGATGTCCTCCGGTTTAAACCGGAAATGCGGCACCGAAGCCAAATGGTTTTGCCAGCGGTCATCCGGTACCCAAGTGCGTTGGGTGCCGTCTTCGGTGAAGCGGTGGCGCTCACCGTTATGCCGCGCCATGTAAGCCTCGGTCATGCCGGACTGGTTAAGGTCATCCAGGCTGATATTCAGCTGCGTTACCGTGACGGTGCGCATATTGGTGCCGGTCTTTTTTTGCTTTTTGTATTGGCCGACAATGCGGTCGGTAAAGTGGTTGATGATGCTGCGCTCAAGCGTTTTGTGTGCGGCACGATGGGAGCTTTCCAGGTGCGCTTTATCCTTAGGTGTACCGGCGCGGGCAAAGTCGTCGATAAACAAAAAGCCGTCCGGCATTGCATAGCGGTTATTCAGCTCTTTAATGGGGCGCTTAAGATTGCGGAAGCCGCCCGCTTGGTCGGGGCGTATCTTCATGGCCTGTTGGGCGAAGGCGTTTTCGCGCAGGAAGCGGCAAAAAATATCCACCGAGTTCTCGCTGCTTTCCGACAAGTAAGCGTACATTGCCAACAGCTTGCGGCTACCCAAGTCCATAAACTCAATCCAAATCGGTTTGCGCCATTTGCCCGCGACCATGATCTCGAAATAATCCGCTTCTACTCCGTCCATTTGCACTAACGCCCCAACTGGCTCGGCCTTAAAAAAGCCGGGCATTTTTTGGGTGTCGGTGTCGCTGTCCGGCATTTCCAGATAACGGCGCAGGTTGCAGGATCGCACGATGGAATACAGTTGGTTGATCGGGATTTTGCGCCCGAACTCCTGCTCCAGATTGTCGTGGAATACCGTTACCTTGCGCTGGTCTTGGGTGTAGTAGTTAAAGATGTCGCCTTGGTCGGCGGACTTCATCACCATGTCAATAAAGCGGCTTTGGATAGCCATGTCCAAGGTGCTTTTTTTGCCCGCAAACCGCCGTCCTTCTTCAACAAACAAGGCGCAAGGTATCTCGCCAGTAGCCGCGTAGAGTTTGCGGTAGTAAGACCGCATTGACCGCTGGGTACTGGCTGGCTTGCCTTGCACCTTGCGGAACAAGAGGGTTTCAAAGTCTTCCGGCACTTCTTCTGGCGTTTCGGCGGTCATCTGATCGGGCGTTACACCCATATCTTTTCGCGGAAATATTGCAACTGTTTGCGTTTGTAGCAATACGTTTGGTGATGGCGGCAGGTTGAGCGGGTCGCTTGGTGGTAGGCCTCCCACCAGAGCGACGGCTGGCGTGGCGGTAAGCGGGGTTGGGGCTGGGTCACTAACCGCCGGAAGCGCGGCGTTAGATAGATTGCCGCCGCTGCCGACCATAACAGGGTTAACAGGCCGCTTAACTGCATGAGTGATAATTTCAACATGTGCTGCTCCTTCTGCCGCCGCTTCTTTCGTGGCGGGTTGGTTGGTGGTAATGTCCCAGAGGACGTAATAGGCGGGTTTGCCTTTTTTTTGGTCGCTACGGCGGGTCGCCAGAGGGTGTTTTTTGTAATAGCCTTTGGCAATTATTTTTTGCACGCCTTGGCGAGATAATCCCAGTACCTGCATTAAATCTTGCACGCTAAGCCACTTCGTGTTCATTTCTGTAATCCTTAATCACAGCCGGATTAGCACCTGATGCTGCCAGCAGCTTGTCTATCAGCTCCAGTCCGGCGGGGCCGTTCCAGCGCCCAAGGACTACCTTGCGGGCATAGCTGGCATCTACGCCGATGGTTTCGCAGTACGCGCTCAGCGACGTGCCTTTGGAAACAAACCCCGCCCGCACGGATTGGAGCAGCTTTTGTCTGGTTTCTGATGCCATGATTGCTCCTAGCGGTAGGGGTGGCCGACAAAAATAGCGTCGAGCGTAGGTTCTGAGGTATCCACCTCAATAAGCTGTAAGCCAAGGTTGCCGATGAGTGACGGCAGCTCGGTATAGCCGCCTGTCAGGAAGTAATCCAAGGTGCCGCCGTGGCACAGGTCATGCCGGAGGATGATGCTGGTAAGGGCTTGTAGTGCGGTGTTGAGCAGGTTGTTTTCTTCGGTGTAATCGGCATCAATGCCGAGGCAATGCGCGGCACAGCAGGCGGTAATGATTTGGCGCAGGCAGGCCGTCGTTAGGATGCTTGGGTCGAGTTCGTAAACGACGTGACCGACGTTTTCCCATTCGACCATGCGGCGGTGTTTGGTCAGTTCGTAGGTGGATGGGACGGGATAAATAATGGGGATGTCATGTTCGATAACATACTGCTCCAAGGCGATAGTGGCCTGGTCGCGGGTCTCGCCCAAAAACAAGCTGCCAGCGTTTTCAACGCGGCCCATATCATGCAGCCACCAGCCTGATGGGTTGCCAAAATCAAAGCTGACTGACCGGACGGTGCCTTGCTTGGGAATGTCCAGCTCTACCGCTTCTCTAAGCGCAGTAAAGCGGGTGTCTTTTTTCATGACATGGCTGATGGTGTCGTTTTCGCATGGGGTTAGCGGCTCTTTGGTAGAGCTATCGGCTGGCGGCAATGGGATGGCGTAGGTGGTGCCTGGGGTGGCGACGGCAACGGTGACGAGTTCGTCATCTGGGTGGGTTTCTTGGTTCATAAAATCCTCGCTCTTTATTTATTACTGAGTTTTCGCTATTGTTTGTCTTCCTTCATCCGTTTCTAGGATGGATTGAATGTAATTATTCCACATTTGTGGATTTCGTCAACTTATAATTTCACAAACATGAAAAAAATAAATGAAAGGCTGTTAGAGGAAAGACTTAGATTGGGGCTTAATAAGAAGCGGATGGCAGAGGCTGGAGGTGTTGTTAATAGCTCTTATACGAATTATGAAGAAGGCAGGCGGTCGCCAGATGGGGATTTTTTGGCGAAAATTGCAGAAGCAGGCGCAGATGTGCAATATATCCTGACCGGAAGGCGGACTATGGATGAAGCGGAGGCGGAGGTACCGCATAACCCCATATCTGACCAGCGCAAGCAGGCGCTGTTTATGATGTTTGAAGCGTTGGGCGATCGGCAACAGCAAGAGATTTTGGCTGCTGTCGAGGAAAAGAAACAGCTCTACGAATTACTAGGGCAAAAGCAACAGCAACATAGGAAGGCAAGCTAACGGGGCGGATTTTGGTATTTTGTGAATTATTTACATAATAATAGTTGGCTGTTATTGTGTGTTTTTGGCAAAACGACCATAATAACCGCCCTATTAGTAAAACAAAAGTGTCGTATTTACCCGATACCATCTAAGCAACGCCCCTTTTTAGTTTACAGGGCAATCCCCGCCCCTGTTACTAAAGCGCTTTATTTTTAACGCGCGTGCGTTTGTGGCACAGTAATGTCTGATTTTTACAGACAACTTGCCGGAGCCAACGCCATGCCGTCCACTACCGATAACCCCGATACCGCCCTTTTTACTTCCGCACCACTTGGCGATAATGCCGACCCTAAACCTGTGCTGTTTGTGCAGCAACCACTTGCGGACGACTTTGCCGCCGACTTGACCAAGCCCTGGTGGCAATCCAAAACTATCCTTGCCGCCGTCGCCGCCGCTTTGCCTGCTGTTGCGCATTTGCTTGGTTTTGACTGGGCGTTGATTGCGCCCTATTCGGGCGACATCGTGACTTGTGTCGCGGCGGCGGGGGCGGTTTATGCCCGTGTGACTGCCACTCATGCCCTTAAATAACCGCCTGTCTTTTTTTTAAAGGGAAAATTATGCTGACCGCACAAAAATGCCTGAAAGTTTTCGGCAACCCGTCGCTGTTGGCGACCCAACAAAAGCACATGGTGATGCGGAATGTGCCGCCTGAATGCCATATCCCTACTGTGCCATCAAGGATTTACTGCAATAAGCAAATGGTCGTGCCGCTAGAGGCCGTGTTTTTGGACATTAAGGCACAGGGGTTGGAAGCGTTAATCCTGACGTGGGATGGCTGTTTTAATGACCGGAAAAAACGCGGCGCATCAACGGCCAGCTTGCATAGTTGGGGGGTAGCAGTGGACATTAATGCCGCGCATAATCAATTCGGCAAGCCGCCGACGATGGACCCGCGCATTGTCGCCATTTTTAAGAAGCACGGTTTCGACTGGGGCGGCGATTGGACGACTAAAAAAGACGGGATGCACTTCCAACTGCGTGATATAGCCGGATAAGCGTCCAACTATTTGCTAGAAGCGGCGGTTAATGGCCGCTTTCTGGCGGTCATTTGCAAATACTTTACGCGCCGACGGGGCTAAAAATGGATTATGAATTGGTAAAAATTGGCCTCAGTGTCTTTAACTTGTTGCTGACGTGCGGGGTGGGGTTGTTTGCCTGGTCCGACCGCAAGGACAGGGCGACGATGGAATCCATCAAGGAACTGGAGCGGGTGGTCGCAAAAAAGCTGGACGAGAAGGCGCAGCGGATCAGCAAACTTGAAATGGATTTGCGGGAAGTGCCGTCGCGTAATGAGTTGGTGCGTATCCATGAGCGGCTGGACGAAATGGCATCCAGCATCAATACACGGCTGGAAGCGATGAATGACAGTTCCAGCAAGGGGCGGCAAGAGACCGCGCTGTTGTTGGGTAAGCTACTGGGGGCGGTCGAGCAAATGAACGGGGGTAAAAATTCATGATGGAACAACAAGACGCGATTACGGCAGAGCGTAGGCTGACTGTTTTGCGGACATTACAGGTGTCTGCTGATTACCGGATGTCCGACGCGCTTTTGCAAACTGCCTTGGCGGCGGTCGGGTGCGGCGTATCCATTGCGGTTATCAAAGGCGATTTGGCGTGGCTGCAAAGCCAGGGCTTGGTAGCAACTACTAAATTGGCCGGGATGACGGTGGCGATATTGCGCAATGAAGGTGTGGATGTTGCTAACGGCGTGTCGGTAGTGCCGGGCATTGCCCGCCCGCGCCCGGAGTAGCGGCATGGGGCGCAGTTCTACGGTCGAGCAGTTGCCTAAGGATGTGTTGGCGCAATTGCAGGCCCTGTTGCTTGATCCGCGCTGTAGCCAATTGCAGGCCACGCAGCGGATTAACGCCATTTTGGCGGAGGAAGGTCATCCTAAAGTCAGTAAGTCGGCAGTTAACCGCTATGCGCAGACGTTTGAGGAAATGACGGCGGAGCTGGTGGAGACTGACCGGATGGCTTCGCTGATGATGGCGGAGCTTAAGATCAGCAACCAATCGGAAGTTGGGCAGGTGACGGCGGAGCTGCTGCGCGTGATGATTATGAAATTTATGCCGTTAGTGCGCAGCGCCATGGCTAAGGATGATATTGACACCAAAGAGATGAAGCTGGTGGTCGATATGATTAAAGGCCTGACCACTAGCCAGCAGCAGCTTGAGCAATCGGCAACGCTGAGCCAACGGCGCATTAAAGATATTAAGGCGGAAGCGGCTAAGGAAGCCCAGGCGCAGGCGGCGGAAGTGATGGGCGAAGCCGCTAAGGCAATGGGGCTGGATGACGATGCGGCGCGGTTCTGGCGTGAGCGGGTGTTGATGGGTGGCGTGTAATGTCTGCCCTTGCGTCTTTGGGCGACACGCAGCGGATCGTCGAATGGGATGAGTTGCCGGAGAGTGTGCGCGAGATTCCTGATGATTTTGACCCTACGGCTAAAGGTGTTTTCATGCAGCACCAAGTCGAGTGGATTAAGTTAATTCATGAAGTCGATTTGGCGGCTGCTGAAAAATGCCGCCGTAGTGGCATTACGCTGGCAACCGCAATGGATGACACAATTACCGCCGCTTCGCGTAAGGCTGCTGGCGGCAGTAACATTTTTTATATTGGCGACACCAGGGAAAAAGGGCTGGAGTTTATTGGCTATGTCGCCAAGTTCGCTAAGGTGATTGTGGCGGCGCAGGGCGAGGCTGTCAGTCAGATAGAGCAGTTTATTTTTGCCGACCAAGACAAGCGCGGTGAATCTACCCAAGACATTACTGCATTTCGCGTACGTTTTGCGTCCGGTTTTCGCATTGTTGCCTTATCCAGTCGCCCCGAAAACGTCCACGGCCTACAAGGCATTGTCAATATCGACGAAGCGGCCCTGCATAAGGATGTGCGCAAGGTCATCGAGTCCGCCACCGCCTTGCTGATTTGGGGTGGCAAAATCCGCATCATCAGCACCCATCGCGGGGTAAAAAATCCATTCAACGAATTAATTGCTGACATCCGTAACGGACTGTACGGCAACTCGGCCAAGGTCTTTAAAATCACCTTTGATGAATGTGTCGCCAATGGCCTGTATGAGCGGGTGTGCTTTATGCAAGGCAAGGCCGTTACTGAGGAAGGCAAGAAAGACTGGTATCTGCGCATTCGTAAAGCCTACGGGCCGCGTAAGTCGGCGATGCGCGAGGAGCTGGACACGATACCGCGCGATGGCGACGGGTCGGCATTGCCGGGGCTGTGGATAGAACGGGCAATGGCAGCGGTGCGGCCTGTATTGCGGTTGTCGTTCGATGATGATTTTAAGTTCTGGCCACCTGCCAGCCGTGCCGCTGAGGTGGAGGCGTGGATAAAGCGGACGCTTGATCCCTGCTTAATGAGCCTGGACAAGAAGGCCAAGTATTGGTTCGGGATGGACTTTGCCCGCAAAAACCATTTGTCGGTGATTGTGCCGATGACCAAGCAGATCACTTTACGCCGGTATGTGCCGTTTGTGGTCGAATTGCACAACTGCCCGCCCGCCCAACAAAAACAGGTGCTGTGGTATCTGATCCCGGCCTTGCCCAATTTTTCTGGTGGGGCGATAGATGCCACGGGGCCCGGCGGAACGCTGGCCGAAGAAACGTGGGACAAGTGGAGCAGTGTGCTGGAAGTGATGTTGTCGCTGGGCTGGTACCGCGACAACATGGGGCAGTTTGTCGGGCTGTTTGAAGACGACATGATGGACATTCCGCGCGATAGTGAGCATGAGTCGGACTTACGGGATTTGGAGCGTATTGACGGCATCATTAAGCTGCCCAAGGAAGCTACGGAAAATGAGGACGGGGTGGCACGGCATGGCGACTATGCGATTGCGCTGGCTTTGGCTAACTTCGCCACTTCTCAAGCGCCGACGTGTGCGACCGACGGTTATTTAGGTGTGCCGCGCCATGCACGGGGCGGCAAGGCCAGTGCGGATGATAGGGATAATGAGGGTTATCAATCTAGGCGGATGTAAGGGCGCATAACGCGCCCCTACGGGTATTTTAAATTAGCTGGAGTTTTTATGAACCATTTGAGCAGTCTTCAAGAATACGCTGATCGAGTAAACGATCGAACAATCCTCGGTATAAATTTAATTGCGCAAACCAAGCATCGGGCAGGGGTTTTGGGATGGCTGAAGCGAGTAGCTGTTCGATGGTTAACGTAAACCTGTCTTTCAGTTGCTGGGGTGAGGGATGGGTTTCAATGAGGGCAAAAAGCAAGGGTGTTATCACTTGCTGATGGACTTCAATATCAGATAGTCGCTCATGAACGTTACTGTTTATTTGCTCTTGTTTCATGGTATTTTTCCTGTGCTGCTTTTGTTGTGAGAATTCAAATGCTAACACAAAAAAAACTAAATTAATGAAGGTAAGTATGGGGCGGGCAATCACATCGGCAACTGTCGGCATTATTTTGTTATGGCTGGCTGTGGCAGGAATTTATATCTATATGCAGGTTAAGGAAGGTAATGCGGTATGGCTATTGTAGATTATCTGGGGCGGCCCATTGAGTTGGGTAAGCTTAGCGAGCCGCAAACAGCGGGCATCGCCGCCTTGCAGCATCAATGGCATGATTTTAATACCGCCAGGGGGTTATCGCCTGAGCGGTTGGCGCGGCTATTTACATCAGCGGCAGTGGGTAATTTGGCCGATCAGGCCATTTTGTTTGAAGATATGCTGGAATTGGACGCGCACTTGTATGCGGAAATGGATAAGCGCAAATCTGCACCTGGTACGCTGGACTGGTCTATCGTGCCGCCGCGTAATGCCAGTGCCGCCGAAAAGCGGCTGGCCGCGTATGCCGATGACGTGATTAGGGACATGCCGGATTTTGAAGACCTGGTGAAGGGTCTGATGGATGGGGTCGGACATGGCTTTTCGGCAATGGAGATTACCTGGACAAAGGACGGCGGTGAATTTCTGCCGACGTTTGAGCATAAGCCACAAGAGTTTTTTCAGTTGTCCGTAGACCGTAAAAGCTTGCATTTGCGTGACGGCACTGCCGATGGGGCGGCTTTGTGGCCCATTGGCTGGATATTGCATACGCACGGAATGGCAAAGACTGGCTACCTTGGGCGGATGCCGTTGTATCGGGTGCTGGCGTGGCCGTTTTTGTATAAGCTCTACGGAGTCGGTGACTTTGCGGAGTTTTTGGAAACCTACGGGTTGCCGATTATCATGGGCAAATACCCTAGCGGCGCTAATGCCGACCAGCAACGCTCTTTGCTGAGGGCGGTGCAGGCGTTGGGGCATGATGCCCGCGCCATTATGCCCACCGACATGGCGATAGAAATACAAAGTGCGGCTATGGGCAACAATACCGGGCATTTGGATATGGTGGCCTGGGCGGATAAATCACAATCTAAGTGCATCCTAGGCGGTACGTTGACTAGCCAAGCGGACGGTAAGACCTCGACCAATGCGCTAGGCAATGTCCACCAAGAGGTGCGTACTGACATACGCAATGGCGACTGCCGGCAGGTTGGCGGAACACTGACCCGCGATTTGATTTATCCGCTGTTATTGCTTAATAAGGGCGGCATTAGCAGCTTGCGCCGTTGTCCGCGTTTTATCTTCGATACGGGCGAGGCGGAAGATTTGGCGGCTTACGCCGATAGCTTGCCTAAGTTGGTGGGGGTTGGGTTTAAGATACCGTCGCGTTATGTGCATGAAAAATTAAAAATCCCTGAGCCTGAGGCGGGCGAGGACGTGCTGGCCGTGCCTGCTGCCCCTGCACCCACAATACCCGCACCCGCACCTACGCCACTGGCGGCGGCAGCGGCGGCAAAGCCTCTATTCACTCCGGTTTTTACCCCCCAGCAAGCGGCCATTGAGGGGCTGGGCGATCAGTTGCTGGCGCAGCTGGGCAGTCCGGTTAATGCCGATTTAATTAAATCGGCCATTATGGCCGCGCAAGATCCTGAGGATTTGACGGAGCGGCTGGCGGCATTGATGGCCAGTGCCGACCCGGAGCAGTTTACCAAAACCTTAAGCCATGCTTTATTTGCGGCGGACGTGCTGGGCTATGCCCATGCTGGCGGGTAAGGCCTGATGCCGCCGCCTTTCAGTTTTCCGTCGGCCACCGGCGCTGACGTTCATTTTAACGAAGCTTTGCTGGCCGCCCAGGCACGGGGCGTGGTGTTGCCTGACGTTTATTACGGGCAACTGCAAGGGATTGCCCGGCAGTTGGCGTTTTCCATCGCCGGGGTTGCCGTACAGGCGCAACTTAAGGCGGTGCTGGATGATCTTAACAGGGCACAAGGCACTGGGCAGACGTTTGAGCAGTGGCGTAAAAACGTATCGGTGACGGACTTGGGTTTGTCGAAATGGCGGCAGGAAACTATTTACCGCACTAATTTGCAAGGGCAGTATCAGGCCGGACGCTGGGAGCAGATTGAACGCAATAAGAAAAACCGCCCCTATTTGATGTATGACGCGCTCAATGATGCCCGCACCCGCCCGACGCATTTGGCGATGGATAATATTATCCGCCCGGTCGATGATGTGTTTTGGAGTTTGCACAGTCCGCCCAATGGCTATAATTGCCGCTGCGGGGTGATTGGCTTGACGGAGGCGCAGGCGCAAGCGCGGTCTAAGGCTGGCGATAAAGGCTTAAACAAACCCATTGATGATGAAAAAATGCAGCCTGACAAGGGCTGGGATTATTCGCCGCGCGAGCGGCTTAAGGGGGTTGGGCAAGCGGTCGCCAAGGTTGCGGCGGAAGGCGGGGCATTGCCAAAGGCTTTGGATACTTATTTAAAACGCACACCCAAGGTGATGAAGCTGGATGATTATATCGCCAGCGGCCATAGTATTGCCGATGAGATATTGCAGGCGGTAGGCAGTGATCCGGCGATGTTTAGGGCGGAGCTGAAGCGGCGGCTTCAGGCGCAGGTGAGCACCCAAGAGTCCGCTAATGTTATTGTTTTTGG